TATGTGGGCGGGGTGAGGTACACACGAACACACACGCCAGCCACGCGCGTAATGCGCACACGCACACGCACAGTTATACAGTGGGAGTGATTGGTACTTCCATCTATATTTTTCTAATTATAAAAGATAATGGCACAACGTATCCCGCAAGAGACGATTGACTTAATACTGCGTAACACCAGGATAGAGGACATCGTGGGCGAATATCAAAAGCTCACGAAGAAGGGCAGTCGCTACCTCGGCTATTGCCCTGAGCATAACGACAAGCACATCGGCTCGTTCATTGTCTATCCGGCTAAGAACTGTTACAGGTGTTTCTCGTGCGATGCGAAGGGTGGTGCGGTCACGTACTTGATGAAATATGCTAATATGACATATCCGCAAGCCATTCAGCACCTCGCTGACAAGGCAGGCGTGAGCCTTGACACCAACCGCTTCGACTATGTGCCACCCAAGCCAATGCCAGCACCGCCACCAATGGAGATGCTTATATTGCCGCATAGCATGGTGACGGCCCGTGAGAAGGATGTGATGAAAAACAACTTCGTGCGCTGGCTGCTGTCGCTGCCTTGGGATAGCGCACAGAAGGCGCGAGCACTGGAAAACATACGCGACTACCACCTTGGGCACTCGAAGTATGGTCATACGATATTCTGGCAGATAGATGAGCTGAAACGGGTGCGCACGGGTAAGATGATGAAATACTATCCTACCTCACATCCCAAGGCCGGACACCGCGACAAGGAGGCACCATATAACTATGACTGGATTCACAGCACCCTTGCACGGCATAAGGATGAGAACGGGCAGAGTACCTATGACCCACCCTACCCCTACCCTCACATCTACAACCCTGACAAACAGGAAATGGTACAGACGCTATTCGGCATGCACCTGCTGAACCGATACCCAGGCGCAACGGTCAACATCGTGGAGAGCGAGAAGACAGCCGTCGTCATGGCTACGGCATGGGGCAACACCAGCATGGGGATATGGATGGCATGCGGAGGCAAAGAGAACCTATCGCGCCTACGATTGCAACCCATCATATCACGCGAACGCAGCATTGTTCTGTGGCCTGACCGCGACGCTATCGAGGAATGGGAGAAACACGCTGCGGCAATAGACTATAAACACATAAAGGTAAATACCTCATATATTAAGAAGTGGTGGAGAGAGGCAGACGGTGAGAAGGCCGACATTGCCGACATCATAGTACGCGAGCTGCTGGAGCATGGACCAATGGGTAATGTGAAGACCATAGGCGACGTGATAGCGGCAGCACCGGAACTAAAACCACTCATTGAGAAACTACAACTGAAGATAGACAATGGCAACGGAGAATAAGAAACCTTATGAGATGATGCAAACGAAGGTGTCGCCTGAGACCTTTGAGCGCATAAAGCAGATTGAGGCAAAGCTACATCTGAAAGCCTATGGGCTTATCCAGAACATGGTGGATTGCATCGTGCGCTATATGGATGACCGGCACAACCTGACGCCGGAGATAGAGCAGGCAATGTCTATCTTTGAGCACCTGATTGGATGGGCAGACGCACTGAACCTTGCCGACCCCACAGTCAAGAAGGAGGTGGCAGAAGCGGTGTACTTCCTCGAAGACCCACAGGGCACAAAAAAGGGAGTGCGGGCGGTCCACGTCACGCGACCATACTTCGACGAATGGAAGCAAGACTACAACGTACAACACATCCTTGACCGCACCATTCGGCTGCTGTTCCCTGATGTATATAAGCGACTGCTTAAAGTCATGGAGCACCTCGACTTCAAGAGTATCACGGAGTTTCTGAACTTCGTCGTTGACCATTTTCAGGAGGAGGCAGACATCGAAGAGCTGCGTAACCTGTTCGAGGATGCCGCACGAGCTGAGAACACCAAGGACGTGGAGTATGGCAACCGCACCAAGCGCACACGTCGCAAGGATATAGAGAAGACTCCAGGACTCTTCGACCTGGAAGACCTCGACTTCTCACCGCACGGCGGGACGTGGTAGTTAATAGTTAATAGATAAAAGATAATAGTTAAAAGCAATGAAAGAACTGAGCAGAGCAGAACATCGTAAGATGGTAACACGTATGGCATTGATAGGACTCGCACGTGAGAACGGATGCAAGATAACACGCTATGTGGAAGACAAGAAAACCCAAAGTATGAGGGCAATATACAAGATACCAGCGGGGGATTGATGAGCAGAGACAAGCGATACCAACGGCTGCTGAATGACAGGCGGTGGCAGGAGGTGAAGCGCATAGCATGGCAACGTGCTGGAGGTCTGTGTGAGAAGTGCAAGGCTGAGGGCATCGTGACCGCCGGTGTTGACTGTCACCACATCACGCCCGTTGAGACCGCCACCAGCCCGCAGGAGATGGAGCGGTTATGCTACGACGTGAATAACATCCAGCTGCTGTGCATCCGCTGTCATAGCAACGTGCATCGCGGCATGGGCAAAGGCACTCGCAAGCTCGCACTCGAACGTGCCAAACAACGGCAAGACCGCTGGGTTGAGCAGATGACCGCGAAGTTCACGGGCGCAAGCGACGAACCGCCGAGCACATGAAGGCCGGGGGATTGTTTTTATTTAGGTGCCCCTCTTATTCCCAAATCCTCTTGCCCTCTCATCTATTTAGAGAGGGCTTTTCCAAAATGTTAGGGTAAAACCTTACTTAATAGATACTATTCGGGCAACGGCCACACCAAACATGTGCGACAATCTCAAAAAACCAAATTTCCCACGAAGATAACTTTTTATTTTTACATGAACATTCAGAAAGTACAACTGACCGAACGGAAGCCCGACTGCTGCCGAGAGTGCAAACTGCTTGGCATTGTGCCGAAGGGATACCCGTCGCCAAAGTACAGCAAAAAGACATTCCTTTGTCTTGGTGCACTGAAGGCCATGACCGAGGACAAGACCACAAAGCGCGAGAGTGAAAGCAACGATCCGAAGCACCCGCTGAAACGTCCGTGCGATGAACATTGGGAAAGATGGATGAGTAACCCCAACCGCATTGTGAACATTAACAAAGCACTCTACCGCGACAGCCGCGATCCATACCTGGCTATGATTTACCCCACCATTGATTTTGACGATTAGCGTATGAATAATTATTTAGAAGATTTGACAAAGGCGGAAGCCAAGAAGGTTGCTGGCAACAAAAAAGCACCCAAGCGACCTGAGACACAATTCATCAAGGGAGCCGAATGGATGTACGACCTACTCACTGAGGCAAAGACCCGCGAGGCATACGAACTCCAACTGCGTCACGATGTGCGCAACCGCGAAGGGGTGGAACTCATTGACTCATGGAAGGAGTCACTTATCACAGAACTTGCTGATATGCTCGCTGAGCGTGACGCTATGATGGCAGAGATACGCGAGGAGGGCAGGCTGATACAAAAGTGGGATAAGAACGGCAACCCATACAAGGAAAGCAATCCGCTATATGTTCATGTGAAAGCCAAAGAGCAGAGCATCAGCGTATGGCGTGATAAACTGGGACTGAGTAACACCGTCAACCCACAGCGCATCAAGGAGAGTGCGAAGAAGAACGATAAGAAGGACGAACCAATTAACGAATACCTTGACGGCATTCAAGGATAAACTATGTTAGACATTAACGAACTACAACAGGCAAAGGTGCAATGTATGGACGACCTCACCAAAGCTCTGCCGTCATACGTCAATACCCTCATGAACATAGACCCGCGACTGCTGGCATATGTGGAAGATGCTATCAGCAACAATGGCAGCCATGCAAACCTCATGGAGCTGTTAGGCATCCGCAAGGAACTGCGGCGTATGGCATCCTATCAGGTAAACCCCTCAAAGGTACACACTGCCATTCGTGCAATAGAAGGTATATGGGAGAACGGACGGCACAAGAAAGGCGGATTGAAGTTTGACACACCTCGCGGCAACCGCCACGTCCGACTTATGCCTTATCAGGTGTGGTGCGTCATGGGAATATATGGCTACCTCACAGATGTCTGTATGGAACGCCAATATATAGAAGGTGATGAGCTGCTGCCTTCTGAATGGGTGAAGGATGGTGAGGTATGGGACACACGACGGCTCACCTCAGAGATACACCTCTTCCAAACCCGTAAGAGTGGAAAGACAGAGTTTGGCGGTGCAATAGATTTTATTGAGGTCTGCTTCCTTGGGCCCGCCAATGGTCAGGCACTCATATGTACCAACAGCGCGGAGCAGTCACAGATAGCATATAAAGCTATCAAGGACTTTGCCATGCAAATTGATCCTACGTGCATCAATCGTCTGGGCGGTAAGTATTTCCGCATGACCGCTAAAGGCATGAACTGGCAACCAGGTCACCGCATGAAGGGAGAGATAAAGTGCATGGCAGCAGGTAAGACCCCAAAGGATGGTCTATATGCCAGCGTCGTACATGCTGACGAGCACGGACAGGCAACCTACGTCAACGGACGTTCCGACATGCAAGCAGCCGTTGAAACGTGTTGGGGTTCTACCGGTCCGCGTCGTGAGAAGCTGCTGATGCACACCACGACAGCAGGCAACCTGAACGAAGGGCCATACAAGAGCAAACTTGAAAGTGTGGAAGAGTCATTGCTGAGGGAATTAGACATACCTCTCGACTTCCAGCCCCACCGCACAGAAGATGATAATTGGTTTGCCTTCATCCTACAACTTGACAAATGGGAGATAACCGACGACCTCGACAAGCTCGATAACCCTGAGCTGTTCAAGAAGGTAAACCGAAGCATCGGCATCACCGTACAGCCCACCTACTACCGCGAACGCCTACATGAAGCCCGACAGAGTGAGGACACTAAAAAGGAAGTGCTCACTAAGGACTTCAACATGTGGCAGACCGCACGCATCACCAAATGGATAACCGGTGACCGCATCAGGCCTATGCAAGTGGCGAAGACCATTGACGACTGCGTATATCAGGAGGGTTGGAAGGTGTTTGTTGGCATGGACTATTCGCACGGTGATGATCTGTACGCGCTGACCTATCTGGCTGTGAACTATCAGCACAAAGGGCCTTCGATGGCGCACCTGATGTTTGCGGACATGGAGGCATGGGTGCTCGAAAAGACGATGAACGACAGTCCTAACCGCGCACTGTATGAGCAATGGGTCAACGACGGGTGGTTACACGTTTGCCCTGGTGAGGTATTTGACCCCACACTTGCCATCAACGCAATGGCTTCGCATCTTTTTGCGCCTGACGATAACGGCAACCCTGACGAAAAGCGCATGCGGTTGGATATTCATTCATTCGGCTACGATCCAGCGCAAAGCGTCACGAGCATCAACACCCTGAAGGCATGGTTGCAAAGCATCTTCACCCGCAGAGGTATGGCAGGCGGTGACATCGCCAATGCGCTGAAGGCAATGGTAGTGCCAGTGCCACAAAGCGCAATGGTGTTCAACCCTATCATAGGACACCTTGAAGAGATAATCCTTGCGCCTGAGCCTTGGATAGATTTCTCCATGAATCCGATGTGGCCGTGGCAATTCGGCAACGTAGCCATCGAGATAGGCCGCTCAGACCTCCGACGCTTCGTGAAAGGCGGACCCGCAGCATCGCACAAGCACGATAACATCAGCGCACTCGGTGATGCGATGTACCTGTTTGACCTTGCGGAAGGGAGAGTGGAGACGTAAGATGTAAGATGTATGATGTATGATGTAAGAGAAACGATATATCATATCGTATGGCAAACGATATATCATATCGTATAGCAAACGATATATTATATCGTATTAAAAGACTAAAGACTAAAAGATATGAAAGAATTAATTGCAATGCTCCTATGTCTCAGTCCCATTCTTTTAGGGGGATGGTTATGCCTTAGTTATGAGGTAGGCTACAAAAAGGCAGCAGGAATGATAGGAATGGCTATCTTGATTACTTTACTCATAATAGGATGGGTGTGTTTCTCAATGTATATATGTGATAAATTTTTATAGTTATGGATAAAGAGACAATGATGAAGCAGATTGCTGAGATAAATCAGCATATCCGCGACGGTGTGAATCAGTGGGCTGACACAATGCTGCTGGCTGACGCTGACAAGTGGGCATACCACTTGAATTATTTTCCGCGTGACATAGCCAACGCCTGCCTGATATTTCAACACATTTGCTCGAATGTGGGCATCAAGGCAGGACGCATCGACGAGGAGAAGGCCGTGGAATACGGCAAGCGTCTGCGGCAGCTGGTGATAGATATGACAGGCTATGACCCTGCGGAGATAGTAAATGAAACGGAAACAAACAAAGACGAAACCAATGACAAAGGAGATACGACAGAAGATATACAATAACATCATGGTGGCGGTGCTGCTGGTGTGTATGCTGATAGGGTTGATGGTGTGCGGGTTGCTGACCTCATGCAAGAGTCACGAGCCGACGATTGTGGAGAGGGGCAGAACCGACACGGTGCGCATAACGCAGCAGCAGAGGGATAGCATATACCTGCGTGACAGCATCTTCGTAAACCAATGGCAGAACGGCGACACGATATTCCAGATACGTGACCGCTGGCATACGCAGTATGTTGCGAAGGAGGTGCGCGACACCTTCTACAAGGCCCGCGTTGATAGTGTGCCGGTGCCATACCCTGTTATAAAGAAAGTGCCCGCAGAACTCACATGGTGGCAGCAGGCACGGCTCCACCTGGCGAACATCGTGCTGTGGGTAATACTCATCATTGCCCTGTGGTGGGTGCTTCGCGCAGCGAAGAGGATGAGAGGTTAAACAAAAACCTTAAAAACCAAAGAATGAAACTATGACAACAATCTTGACAATCTTAGGCACTGTGGTAGCAGTGCTGGTGATAGAAATAATTGCATTCCTTATCTTCGTCAATCGCGTGGTAGGGGAGGAGTAAAACAACACACCGGCCAGGGGTATAACAGTAAACAATAATCATGCTTTACAACTTTTGGAAAAATCACCCGCCCCTGGCCATATTAAATGATTAACATACTAAAAATTAAGTAAACCATGATAATAATAAAGACACCTTATTCAGACTTCATCATTAACGAGATGGAGGTGGCATCCATTATATACAGAAAGGAAGATAAAGATGCGAAGGTCTTTTATAAGGATGGTGTCACGACTGACATAAAATTCATTGACAGGATAGACATGCACCCTGGCACTCCTGATATGACCTTCGTGAACAACGTAGAACCTGAGCCGGAACCTGAGCAGGAAAAGACACCTATTAGCCAGGTGACAGTGGTGGAGATAGGCAAACTGATGGATGAGATGGAAGAAGAAGAGGTTATAAACCGCGAAAAATACCAGAAGGGCGGTCTGTATATCCGCTTCCTGAATGCGTGCAGAGCCTATAACGTCAACATCCAAACCCTCGAAGACCTGCTGAATATGGGCAAGGCCGACTTCAGGCGATTGAGGAACATAGGGCCACAGGTAATAACCCTCCTCGATAAGGTGCTCGAAACAAAATACGGCATCACAAAATGGTAGGGTATGGAAATTAGGAGTTAGGAATGAGGAATTAGGAATTCAATTTTCAATTATCAATTATCAATTAAAAGAAATGTTGACACCAGAAGATAAGAAAGAACTCCTCCGCAAGCGCGGGGAGGGATTGCACCAGTGGGTGCTTAGGATAAATGGATATTTCAGCAACATGACTCCGAGTGAATGTAGCACGGCTCTGTTCAACGTGGTGCAAGAGGCGTATAATACCGGCGCAAAAGAGAGAGGCATGAGTGGCACGATGTCAGAGGGCAAACATATAAAAATCTCTGGCACCGACAAAAAGCCAAAGCCAAAGGAAGAGGAAGAATCCGAGAAGGTGACTGTTGAATCTTCTATTATTGACAAGATGGATATGCCGGTAACCTTGACGGGTAT